GTCAGGAAGACGGTTTCCTCGACGGTCTGATGGAGAGTATGGTCCGCTCTCCTCGGAATCTTCCCCACGGGTACCTCAAGTTCGTGATGAGGGAGGTGAGCCGACTTTTTCCTGTCGGTTGGGATAGGACTTATCGTGATCATTGTTTCACGACCTCTCCCCCTCTCTCTTCCACGCTTGACTATACAAGGCGAGAAGGAGGATGTTTAAACACATCCTACCATCAAGCTGAGTATTTGTCAGATGTGTTAGGTACCTCTGCTCCCCTTTCCCCTCCGAGTAACCGGACCCAACCGATGGTAGTCCAGAGTGCCGGGAAACCTAGACCTTTGTCAAAGTTTTCCGATGACACTCTGCTACTGAAGCCACTTCATAAAGCGATTTATGATCATCTTTCTACTAAGAAGTGGCTTTGCCGGGGCGATGTTACTGCTGAGGCGCTTGACAAGGCAGGGTTTGCCGCGGGACTTGGCGATTTGGTTAGTGGCGATTACAAGTCGGCCACTGACAACCTTCCACTGGAAGTTGCGGAATTAGTGCTGAAGATTATTCTCCGGAAGTCTAATGTGGTCCCCCAAGGGATCCAGGACTACGCGCAGAGGATACTTCGGCCCTGGTTCATGAGGTCTGGCGAACGTGTTGATGTGACGTCTGGACAGCAGATGGGGAGTCTTTTGAGCTTCCCACTACTGTGCATTCAGAACTACATCGCGTTCCGTTGGGCCTGCAAAAACCGCAAAGTAGAGTGCCCCGTTCTTATAAACGGGGACGACATTCTATTCCAGTCATCCCTACCGGGCTTTCCGGATGAGTGGATGAAGGTTGTTGGTGAGGTTGGCTTGGAGGTCGAGTGTACCAAAACCAGTGTAGCCTCGGACTACGGGACTCTTAATTCTACCCTTTTAAGGTGGAAGAAAGATCGTCTTCGTGTTGTCCCTACACTGCGTTTCGGCATGCTGCGTTCCATGCCCTTTCCGAATTCCCTGTCCAAGGGCTTTTCCTCTTTCTGTACGCCAGGCTTGCCGGCTCAAGTTCGGTTCAACGCCGGGCTTGAGTTCTTGAAGTGGCACTCATCCATAATCCGTAAGACCGGCCTTTCTCCTCAAGAGTTAGGTTTTTCCGGTCGTATGGCGTGGAGGTGCTTCTTTAAGGTCGGCTTGCTTCGAAGCCAGAAAGTGAAGCTCCGCGACGACCCTCTCGCGTCGATGAAGAAAGTTCTCCCCAGGCCCCCG